GATTTGTTTCTGGAACAAGATCGCGATTATCGAGAACAACCTCGAAGTCCTGAATGGTTTCCTTGGGCTCAAGGAAGTTGCCCAAGTCACGCACCAGCATCGGCTGTCCTTCGAGACGACCCTCGTAGAACTGTCCAGATATATTGCTGGTCAGTACTGACAGATCTTCGTCGGCATAGTACAGCGTCGTTGAGTCCAGATGGAACTCTACGAGGTAGTGGTATTCTCCTGCTGCGCCACTGGGATTGAAGGCCATCTAGTTCTTCTCTGATACCTGCATGGGCTGAAGATCTGCCAGATCCATTACGTACTGCTGAAGCACCATACTGTCTGATTCAAACTCGCCGTAGATCGTGTCCCTTATAGGATTGGAGACAGGTGCCAAAGCAAATACGAAAGTGGTATGATGACCCACTTTGCGAAAGAGACCAATGAATTCATCTTGCTGATCGCGCTCGACGCGTCCCCATGCATAGGAATACTCCCGGTATGTCTTCCTGATGTTCTTGTAACCCTGTCGCCCCTTGACACGTCTGGAGCGAGACGGATCTACGAAGCGTCTTTGAAATCCATCTATAGTGTTTCTGGCAAGTTGAATCTTTCTCCCCAATGCGATGCGACCCACGTCGAGGTTGTTGATGGAGTTCCCAGTGTCTGCTATGGTGAATCTGAAGTGCGAGTGTCCACCTTGTAGGGTAGTCCAGAAAGCGACACTCTGATCCATTGGTGATCCCTGCGTGTCTGTCACCATGCCCATGGCCTGTGACAAATCAGGCGATGAAAAGTCGCTGGTGTTGTTGGCTTGAAACGTGAGCACTGCATCCTTGGTGAGATTCAGTCCAGCAATAAACACCGTGTCATAGAACGTGGGAGAATCCAGCTTGGCGTGAATCCATTCACTGGATTTCCCTGTTGTGGTGTACACTCGTCGGACCAGTGGATCAGCCACATTGGCTGGGCCAAGATTGTCCACGGACGAATACGAATCCCATTCCGCACCATCCAGAACGCTACCGAGTAGAAATGCTACTTTGTCGTTGAGTGCCATTTAGTCTGTCTTCGTCGTGCGAACACTACGTGAGTCGAGAGAGAACTGGCCAAATCGGCTCTTCCTCGTGATACCATCTTCGACGGCTCGCTGAATCATGGGCATCTGCTGCGCAACAGCCTCAGCAACGGCTCTATCGCCCCCACCAGAGACATTGATGTTCACAACGACACTCACACCCCCCGAGTCCTGCTGGCGCGTCTGAGCAGCCGTTAGAACGGATTCTCCACCATGCAAGATTGCTGGGACGGCTGTGTCGTCAGAGCCGGGAACTTTGCGAATACCAGTTCTTGCCGTGATGTTCCACCCAGCCACTTGCAGGTAATCCTCGGCTAAACCAGACTGCGTAGACCCTCCATTTTGTGCCATGGCTAGGAGATTGTTGAATTCCGGTCCACCGGGAGAAAGATTGTAAGCCCTGTCCATGAACGTCTTGAATCCGGTTAGTCCACCGTTGTTCCAGGCGTTTGCCAACGAACTACGACTGACATCTATTAGCACCGGTCCCGGACCGGTGGCCACTGTCTCACCGAAGGTTCCAGACGTGATCCTCGTTCTCAGATCTTCTATCTCAGACTTGGTCGTTGCCAGTTTTTCAGTCTGAATGAGAGCGTCCAGATATCTATTTATTCCACCCACGCCTTCGTCCAAAATACCGGCAACGCCTTCGAACCCAAGCTCTTCACCGATAAACTTGGCAACGTTTTTTGCACCACCGGCAGACTCGATCAATCCACCAAGACCCCCCTGTGCGCGAATAATGTTTTCTAGCCGTGGAAGATTTTCCTGTACTCTCTCTTTGTCCTCTCCGACGCCAGCAAGCTTTATGAATCGATCGGCTATGAAACCACCGGCCAGTGCTGCCAGACCTTGGCCGAATACACCCGCTCCAAGTGATCCTGCGAGAGCACTGGCAATCCCACCACCTACGGCACCTTTAGGCCCAAACATAGAACCGATTGCTGCGCCAGCAAGAGCAGACTTGATAGTTCCAGCCAAGCCGCTGCTGATAACAGCATTTGCTGTTCCATTCTCGCCAAACATGCTCTCCACTTCGCCCATGATACTTGTGCCCATAAATCCAAGGGCAGTCTCCATGCGCACAACAAGATCAACAATTGGATCTGGAATATCCCATCCAGTTAGGGTTTCGAAGGTTTTGCCTATTGCGTATGCACGCAAGCCCTGCGTTAGGCCCTGTGCCAATCTGGTTCCAATTGAGCTTAGGGTCTGCGTAGCGCTCTCAGACTTAGACTCTTCGTCAATGCCATCTACGACATACGACTTATCCTCGCCTCCATAGGCAGTCTTTATGGAGCTATGGAGTTTTTTGCCAAGGGCATCGCCAGAGACGAGAATTCCACTCTCTGTGCCATCCCACGAATCTTCAACCCACTTGAAGGTGTCTGTTCCACCATCTTCCGGGCTGAATAATTCACCTATGTCTTCTGGCAAAGATACTTTATCAAGGGATGTGCCAAGATTTTTTCCGACCCAAGAAAACGATTCTTGGCTTTCTTCATCGCCGGGGAATATTTTTTTCAGGCTCTTATTAAGCCGAACCTTGTCTACCTCAGTATTGAGGTCGTCGCCAAAGAAGAACTGATGCGCCTTATCCCACAAGAAGCCAAAGCCGACTCCGACCTTGTCTAGGCTAAACTGAATGCCCTGTCCGATCCATCCAAAGGTGGTATCGTCGCCACCGAGCACAGACTGTCCAAGCTTGATCATGCCACCCATGACCTGTGCAGCCAACACTTCAGTCAGACTGGTCTGGAAGCCTTCGATAAACGCACCACGCACCTCACGGCCAGCGCGTCGGAATCGACCGCTCAGTCCGTTGTCGTCTGCGAGGGCATCAACGAGATCCTGTACGCTTTCGATGAATGCCGTCTTCTCTTCGCCAGTATCAACGGTGACAAAATCAGCCTTGATATCACGGATGCGATCTTTGAACTTCTTGGCGATGTCTTCGGCACTGGCATCGTCGAGGAACGGAAACAGAGCTTCAAGCTCCGACGTGCGCTGCTCGCCACTTCGCTCAAAAGTCCCCACATCGATATCCGTAGCGCGAGCGAGAAATGCCTTGATGTCATCCTTGGCATTATCGTTGCCCTTGTCTCTGTCGCCACCGAAAATGACACCACTGATACCGGTCTGTACGCCAGTCTGTACAGTCTCAAGGAAGCCAACTGTGGCGTCCTCGATCTGAGTCTTGAGCGTCCCAAGGTCGGTCATGTATTTATCGATACCAGCACTTACACCAGAGCGGATGGATGTGGCAACGTCACCAACAGCCCTAGCCAGTCTTTGCCAGAGAGTTATCTGAGGAGAGACATTCTCCATGCCAGACTTAGTAAAGGACTTGGTATCAGTTTCGGCCCCGACGACCTCTTTCCGATAGTCCTCCAGAGGCGCGACCAGCGTACCCCATAACCTCTGAAGCTCCATCAATTGCGCATTCGCCTCAGTGCCTTCTGCTGTGGCAGCAAGAAATTCTGCGATGGCAATGCCTATGGCCTGAACTGGCTCAACGGCGAAGGCTTCAGCTAGGCCGAGAGAGATCGTCCCAAGCTTGGTCTTATAGGTATCCATGCCCTCGTTGAGGGAAGTGAAGAAATCATCATCGACACTACCTTCCCCGATGCCTATGGCGTCAGTAAGGTCTGGCACATCCATAATGCTCGTGCCAAATTCACGCATGGACGCCGCAAGCTTGGGCTCCAGCCTTGCGATTTGATCTGCGATCCCATTTATGATAAGACCCATGACATGCCTGAACGGATTCAGGAATTGTCTCTGGATGGAAACCCACGCCCTCTTGAAGACTGCGAAGATGGTTTCACCAAAGGCAATCATGACGACACCGATGGGACCAAGGAGAGCAGTCACTATACCCCAAATTATCGTGCCAATGCCCTTGAGGAGAGACTTGCCGAGACTGAGGAAAAACTTCAGCCACGCCGCACCTATTTTAGTGAGGTCAACTCCAGTAAATCCTTTAAACAGACCCTTCAATAGCGTCCATACAATCTTGACGCCCACGCCGATCATCTTGATCGCGATGACGATACGTCCGACGATCTGGACAGCCTTCTGTCCGAAGTCGAAGAAGAAGTCGATGATCCCTTCTGCCGTTGCTCCACCGGGGACCAATTCGCGAAACTTCGTGATCAGGTCAGTGAGGGCGAAGCCTACAGCATTGGCCCACTCCGTGGCCTTGCCAGAATCAAATGCTGCATCAGCAGCATCCTTGATCTCTTTCATGATGCCCTTGACCGACTCAAAGAATCCAGTCTGGCCAATGGCGTCGAGGAAGTTGAACCATGAATCCTGAAGCATGGAGAGGATACCCGTGAACGTCTTGGACTGCTCCTCCATCAGGCCACCGAAGCGATCACGCACAACATCTCGCACCATGTCGATAGCCTCTTCGGCAGAACCTTGGAACTGTCGACCACCACCGAACATTTCTGGCTTGATAGATCGAAGATCGATACCGAAGTCACGGAAGCGCTCGAAGGCTTCTCCGAAGTCACCACCTTTCAAACGACCGAAAGCACGGGTGATCTCGTTGATGGGACGACCGACACCGGCTGCAAGGTCACCAGACTCGCTGAGGAGGCCATTGATCTCCTCTAGGCTGAATCCAAAGGCAATCAACTGACGGCCACCCTGCACGATCTCAGGGAGCCTGAAGGGGCTTTCGCGAGCTAGCTCGCGAAACTGCATCATCGCTTGTTTCGCACGGTCCTGAGACTTCAGGAAGACGCCGAGAGAGATCGCCGTCTGCTCCAGAAAGGCCGACACCCGAATGGACGCTCGGCCCATGGAGATGAATGCAGCCGTAGCTCCACCGAGGACCAAGGCAAGACCGGCAAACCCTGCCGTCAGAGAGAACATGATTTTCGCCAGTGTTCCCGACACGCCTACTGCCCCGGCCATACCTCTCGACATGTTCTTCAGGCCGTTGGCGAGCGAGGTCATACCGGCGATAGAGCCAGAGAGACCCTGAGACATAACACGCATACCGGCAGTGAACTGCGCGGTACCTTGTGCGAGTCTGGCAAAGCCTACGACCAGTGCCTTGGTCTTACCCTGAGTGCGCTGTGCCTCTGCGCCAAGCTTGGCGAGATCACTTCTGGCTTTGCGCAGGGGTGCCGAAGCCTTGTTCTCGCCTCGTATCCGTACGACTGTGTCTTCGGTGGGCATCTACTTGCCTTTTGACTGCGTGGCGTTGCGCTCCATCTCTCGTTGATGTCTGCGCTCTTCTTCTGTGTCTGCTGAGTACGAACCAAACTCTTGTTCACATACTCGGAATGCCCACATCATCCAGTTGTCTTGGTCTCCCACTGCTCCTACGTCGAGGAGGCCGAGGCGCTGCACTTGAGCCCCACTGAAGCCAGCAACTTTTGTATGGGCCGTCCAGAACAAATCGATGACGTCCCACAGTTCATCTCCAACCAGCGAAGTCGGACACTCGTTGACGTATGACTCCCCACCTAAGTGGTGAAGGACTGGAAATCCTGCCTCGTCTTCGGGTGTCTTTCCTTCGCAGTTGCGCTCAGCTTGAAGCCCTTCCCTTATGCAGGATCGGCAGTCAAATCGGAGGCCGCGCTCGCTGGCTCGGACTCCGAGTCGGAGTTTTTTGCTTGTTCCTCTGTGCCCTGACTGAACCCGAGCAGTTCATTGAAGATCTCAACATACAGGGGCATGTTTTCGGGTCCTGCCAGATCGATGACAGCCTTGGTCTCGACCACCGGGGCATCGTCGTCTGTGATGCCCTCCCACTCAGATGTGTAGGTGCAGAGGATCTGCTCAACGAGATCCCAGAACTGCTCGATGATCTCAGGGTCGTTCATGTCAATGCTGACTTCTTCGCCAGTCTTGGAAGCCTTGGTGCTCTTGGCCAGTTCGCGCTGCACGTTGAACAGGTCACGGACGGTCAGTCTTTTCAGCTTGACCTTGACGGGACTGGGGTCGTCTCGGTTTCCATCGTATTCTGGAACGTAGCTTCTGCTGCTGGAGAAATTCAGTGCCATGGTGTGTACTCGCCTTGGGAAGGGGTTTAGAAGAACTTCGCCTTCAAGGAATCGTTGCCGTTCAACATCAGGCCAACGCCCTCAAGGGAAATACGTGCCACTTCCTGCTCGGGGATATCAGCAGGAGTGAAGTTGAACTCTGAAACTGGCATGATCAGACGAAAACGCTTGTTCGTGATGTCACCAATGGTGACCTCGATGTTCTTCTGCTGATTCCGACGCACATCACCCAGCATCCACGTTTCGTCTTTCTTCATAATGAAGTCCAGAGCGAACGTGACCGTGCGGCGATCAGTACGGAGGACCTGCGTAGCAGAGTCCGAACCTACTTCCTCGTTCAACAGAGAACGCGCATCCTCCAACGTCACACGACCACCGAGATGCTTGATGGTTGATGTGCCACCGTCGATGCTCAAGGAGCCCAGACGGGAATGAATGGGCGAACCCGAAGTCGAGGCAGTCGGGTTGTACGGACGAATGACTGCTCCGTTTGCGATGTCACCTTCTGGATCTTCGGAGAACGTGAACCTACCACTGGTATAGTTTACGGTGTCCAAGAGGTATCCAGAACCACCACCAGTGTCGGTTCCAAGCAATACGGCACTGTGCGGCGAGAAGGCCAGAATCTGCGCGGCTGTGGCACCAGAGGCACCGATCCCCATCGTCAAACCTGTTCGACCTGTGAGATCCAAGCTGGAGTTTCCAGTGTGTCCATACTCTTTGGACTCACCGGCAAACACCACCTGTGCAAGACCATTGTTGCCATTCTGTCCCCATGTCACTTCGACGCGATTCGAGATCGCACCAATGACATGATCCTGGAAGTCGGCCTGACCTGAACTACCAGTACCGGCACGGATACCACGCCGAATCGTCAGCGAGGTGTCGTGGAGGGTTGCCAGAATGTATTCGACGGCTGTAGCACCGACAGAAGCATGCCCGAAAGCAGTCTCCCACAGATGCGCGTCGTCGGGCTGAGTGCCAGCGCTGCCGTTCGGCAGTACCAGCTTCGTGATCTCCCATGAGGCAGACTTGCGTCCGACCACGCGTTCCTGATGGTCAGCATTACCTGACCGATCAGGGCGCATCTCGCGCTCTTCGTCACCCTGCATTGATTCGGAAATCGTAAACATCTGCCTGCCACCATTAGGCGAGCGAGGCGTGCCGTACGAGTCCTCTTTCTGGGTGTAGATGATCGTCTGACTGCCGGGATATAGATCAGCCATGTCTTACTGCTCCTTGCTTTTAGTGGAGGAAGACTGGCCTGTCGCCTTGGGGGGCGTGATCGTTTTCGGCATTTGAACTTTGTTCGGGTCTTCAACTTCGGCAAAGTTGGCACCGGGAGATCCAGAAAACTGCACGATCTGTCCGGTGTTCACCTTTTGGCCTCCGACCCTCACTGGCGCTGTGCCTGTGAATTCCCAGTAGGGCATGGTATCTCCTTATGGACAGGTTCCCACTCGGATTCTCAATTGAGCCTCCTGAATGGTCGCTGCCCCGTCTGTTAAAAGGCTTCCATAAGCCTTGTGGAACGGGTACGCATCGAAGATGGCACCCGTTGCATCATCCAAGGTGTGGTTGTCCAGAATGGTCTCCTGAACAGCTTGGACCAAGTGATCGAGTTCCATGATCGCATCCTCTTCGGATCTCTCCGAACTGTGAATGAATGCAACCATGATGTCCCACTTCTCGATCCCCATCCTTGATTCGCCTTCCTCTTCGAAGAGGTCGGCATCCTGAGGAAGGAACAGGATCATCGGAAAGTGCTCGGGGAACTTTGATCTGTCACCGACAAGGTAAGAATCAGTGTGAGGCTCTGGCACTACTATACCATCTGCATGGTCTGCTTGCACGGCTGCGACCTGTGCTGGCAACTTGTCTCTGAGCATCGTGCGCATCTGTCGCGCAACCCATACTCCAGATCGTGCCTTAGACGTAGCCATTACGTCTCACCCTGCGTGATCCACTTGAGAATGATTTCGGCGTGTCGCGCCCTGCGAGCTTTCCCCATGCGAATAGCATTGCGACCCTTGCTCTTCTGAATGCTGGCATATCGAACAGTGGTGCCGAGTGTCAGATTCAGGTTGGACTGCTCTGCTACGAAGTCCTTGTGGCTGCGACGGGTCAAGCTGTCGCGCAGTTGTCCAGTCTTGTCGAGAATCATTGACCCGAAACCATTGCGCTTCTTCCAGTCTGCATACTTTGGACTGACGGCCTTCCAGCGACGGCTACCACCAACTGCGCCCTCCCTGTCAAACACACGCTCGTTTTCGATGGCCCACTCCTTGATGATCTTAGGCCATACCGGTCGGAGGTTCTGGGCGCGTGCCTCCTGCCCCTTGAGCATCATGGATGTGGCCTGAAGGCCGGTGATGTTTATGGTGATCATTAGAAGTCCGTGTCCATGCTGAACTTAGAAGCTTCTTCATTGCCAGAGCTATCAGGCCGAAACTGAGAATCGCCATGACGCTGATCCTCTTTCGGCTTGTAGACGCTCTTCCTCGTCGCGCCCAAGATGGTAATCTTGCCAGCGACAAACTCGGCCCACTCAATCTTGTATTCTTCACGCAGCACCTCTGATGTGGGATTGTCCTGATCGCCCACGTGGACGGTTGCGTCCTCTGCCTGCGCTGCGACGTAGAGGCTGTTGAGCCTCGACAGTGCGTCGATACCTGTCACGCTACTCGGGACAGGGGTGATGTAGCCGAGCACATCCAGAACGCCATCAATCTTCGCCTTCTGAACGATCATCATCCTGTTGATCTGGATCGTAGTCGGCTTCGATCCTGTCACATTGAAATTCCGATGTGGCAGGTGCATTCGGATGTCCTCCATCGTGCAGTAGGAGTGCACACCGAGCGATACTGAAGTGGGCGTTGCCATGGCTTATCCTTGTGCTTGCAGGGGCGCTATGCTGAGAGGCTTACGTGACGGGAGATACATCTCCCCAAGCTCATCCTCATTCTCCAGCACCCACTCGTATATCTGCTCGAATAGTTCTTCTGCGGCGTTCTGTGGCACCCACCCGTAAGCCTCCGACACCTTCGAGATGTCCGAGACGTAGACCGAGAAGTCTGCACGTCGTTCAGCAGCGTCGGTGATCGGGACTACGTTGCCGGTCATATTCTGCGTAAGCTCCGTCGCCTCACGTAGAGACAGAGTGCTCCAGTTTCCACCACCGACATTATAAACCTCGGGCCACGTCTTGTCTCCCAGAGTGTCAAGCTGACGAACGATGAGTTCGCACAGATCGTCAATCGCCAGAATGTCTCTGACCTGTTTCCCGTCGAAACCACAGTACTGCAATGGTAGGCCGAAGTGGTGAGCAATCACCCACCATGAGACCCAGCCCTGTTCAACCTTGCCCCACTGTCGGGGTCCTGCCAGACATGAGAATCGATTCACGATAGCCGGGAAGCCAAAACTGTCGCTCCACTCTTGAGTCATGAGATCGGCCATGATCTTCGAGGCCCCATAGAGACTTCGGTCGCCACCGTCGAGGGGGCACGTCTCATCGATGGGGAACTCGCAGGTATATCTGGTGTCGTATTCCGTGATCTTCTGATCGTGCACAGCAGACTGTGGGTAGACCTTGTTGGTGCTCCAGAGAAGGAACCCTGCTCCACGTTCCTTGCAGATCTCCAGAGCGTTCAGGACGCCGAACGTATTGTTCGTGAAATCGTATGTCGGGTTGTCGTAGCCGTCGATGGCCGAAGGCTGCGCAGCGCAATCAAGGATGGCGTAAAAGTCTCCAGAAGGAAAATCTTCCCGGTTCCTGATGTCGCCGTGCTGAACCTCGACGCCTTGCTTCTCCAGCCAACGCACATTCTTCTCGGAGCCACGTCTGGCAAAGTTGTCCATGACGAGAACTTCATAGCCTTCTTCGTGCAGACGCGCCGAGAGGTTACTGCCTACAAACCCTGCACCACCCATGATGAGTATTCGCATGATCGCTTACCAGAAACGATGACGAGACTTGGGGGCCTCATCGTCTTCGTGTTGAGATACCTTGGACTCTTCTGCTGGAACTGGATCGTCAGACTGAAACACTGTGACCGTGCACATCTTCCAGAATACATCACCGTCTGTCGTGCCCCTGTGATTCCAGCCATCTTGGATCAGTATGTCCTTGACCTCGGGATCATGGGACACCGTGAAGCACATACCGGGAGCGCTCTCGCCGGGTGAAACCTCGGTGATCTCATCAGCGTCGTAGCCCACCTTGGCTGCGATACGCTCGATGACGGGTGTGAGATTGGACATCAGTTCCTCCTGTGAGGGGTGTTCGCCTATACTACATTAGTCGGAGAGGTTGGGTTTATTCTCAAGAAAAAGTAGCTAAGTAGCTGGAAATGCACCACTTATTCTCCAGTAGTAATAAGACAAATCACTATAGGGGGTTAACGGTTAACCCCCTGAGAGGAGAGGGACCGTGCTCAGCTTGACGCAGTTGGGAGCGCTGGATGCAGCGTGGAGGACCGACAGTGAGTGGATAGACGCCGATGAGGTGGGAGCCATCATGGAGATCGACAGGGCTCAGGCGAAAGAGGTATTAGACGACCTCTTTGCGTGGGGATATCTGGAAACAAGAACGGCCCCTCCCAAATCTGGAAGAGGCCGTCCGAAGAGATACTACAAGCTGACCGAAGAGTGCGACAGTCGAATCTCAGAACTCGTTACACAAAAGACGCATGAGCCGGTGGCTCCCCCTGAGGATGAGAAAGAGACGTCCGAGACGTGGCCATCGATATACCTCGATTGATGTCGTTGAACTGGCACCTGTCACATTTTCTGGCATCGAAGTAAGTGAAGTCTTTCTGCTTGGCAGTAGAATCCCAGAAGTCGATGAACCTCTGCTCCTTGAGAGATCCCACCAGCCCGTGGTGATGGTAAGCGTAGACGCAGCACCGGTAGACATTGAGGTCGCCACCGATGTAGGTGGTGAAATTCTGGTAGCCACAGAACTCATACTCAGGTGGTCCCTGCGACAAGTCTTCCAGCTTCTCACTTGTCCGACTGACCACTGTGAAGGTGTCGCTGTTGAAGTCCCTTACGGCACCACTGGCCAGCGCCTCGATCTGATCTGCAATGGGCAGGAACGGCTTGTCGTCATCTGGATTGAACATCAAGCCCAATCGCACATTGTCTACGCCAAGAGTTGAGAACAGGCCCACGGCATCGTAGATCTCCTTGTAGTTCTCAGGGGTTACTACGAACCCCGTCCCGATGACCAACTGAGAGCCCACAGGACGCTCGCTGGCGAGCTTGCGCAATCCTTCGAGCATTACCTCCCAAGCCCGTGGCTTGACGCCCCTGATGGCGCTGTAGCTCTCTGCGTTGGACGAATCGATAGAAACGCGAACCCACTGCATCCTCTGCACAACGGCACGGTGCGCTGGATCTCTCAGCGTGTTGCCGTTGGTGACCAGAGCCGTATCGAATCCGAGAGCCTGCGCGTAGGCCACGATCTCTACGAAGTCTGGATGGACAGTCGGCTCGCCACCCCCGGTGAACTGAATCGCCTTGACGCCCATCTTCTTGCAGTCGTCCAGAATCTCCAAGACTTTCTCTTTGGGAATCATCCTCTTGGGATTCCGTGCTTTCCGGTCGGTGCCCTCTTCTTCTTGGAACATCTCATTGGATGTGTAGCCAGACATCCTGTAAGCACAGTTGTGAACTACTACGCCATTGGCGTAGTAGGCGTGGTCTGGGAGACAGGTGAAGTTGAAAACCTTCTTGGGTCCAGAGATTCGTCTAATACTGCGAACAACCCCCTCCTCCACAACATCATCCCACCTTTCTCCATCCAATACTTGATCATGTCCACCAGAAACTTCGGAGGCGTCTGATTCTTCTCTATGTAAATCACCAGACAGTCGTAGCCCTTCTCCTTCCAGAAGGCACTCCTCTTCACTCCGTATGTCCATGTCCTGTCCTTGGACGCGGTGTGTTCGATAATCTTCGTCCCCGATATGAAGTCTGGTATCTTTCCGTCGATTGGTAATCCCGGCTGGAATCCCCATGGCTGCTTTTTCAGCCATTCCCAAAACGCATTCTCCCCCTCCATCAGCGAGGCTGCGTGTAAGGCCCCCAGATTGGCTGTGAGTGTCTTCGGGTCTCTCATTGGGTTGTCGTCCGACAGCATCCGTTTTCGCGCTGCTGCGGCTATGTTGGCTGTCCCCTGCTCCGACTTGGGATATGTCACCCCCTTGCGAGTCTTCGCGCTCTTCGCCAGTGATTCCGGCGTATTCAGGTGATGCCACCTGACATATTTGTTCCCCTTCTTCACTTCTTGCCCACACCCGCACTGGCATACCGATTTCGAGTTCATCTGCCCTCTTCCATCCACATCGAGTCAGGATCTCATGATTGCCAGTGATCAGAAGGGTTCTGAGGCCCACCTTGATTTCCATGACCTCATCCACCACTCGACTGGAGACTTCGGTCACCTCATTGTCGCCCGATGGTCCTTGGACAACATCACCGACCTTGATATCCCTAATGTGAACTGGACTGCTCGTTCTGTCAAGCACTATAGTGTCACCGTCCAGACAGAACGAACAGTCGTGGTTGCAGAAATCGGAGATGATGATCTCTACATGCACAGGGTAAGGTTGGACCCCATTGTGGATGGCTTCAATCTGGTGGACATGCCAGACTGCCTTGGTGGTTGAATACACGCTCTCGTCGTAGGTCACTGCGCATCTCCTGAGTCCAGACTCATCTGAGCCAGATACTCGGTGTAGAGGTGGTCGCCATGGGAGCGCACTTCATTCCTGCGCTGGTTGCAGTCATCGATGACAAGTTGAAGCTGGTAGAAATACGACTTCTTTCTGACGATACTGCTGATAGACGAGTCAACGACGTCTGCTGAGGTGGACGCAGACAGGATGCCCTCGTGCTCCCTGATGGCAGCTTTAACCCTTTGGATCTCGGTCTGCGTGATCCAGTACTTGAGGTGAATCTGTCGAAGGGCTTCAATGGCATCCTCCATGGTCTCTGGAAGGTCAAACTCACTGCCATGATCGTGGAACCTGAGGTGCAGATTCTCGACGTGCGACAGCTTCCCCGTCTGGCACATCAGCCTGTATGCCTCAGCAGCGAGCGCCAACCGGTGGGCCTGCCCCTTGGCCTGTCCTGCTTTCTCCAGATGGTTGGCCTGATCAAACTGCGAAGCCTTCAGTTCTTCGATGACCTGTCGGTCTATGATCTGAAACAGGGAGTCGGTGATCAGGTGTTCTTCAATATTGTCCACTGTCGTTCGCCTCTTGTAGGGTGATGAATTCCTTGGTTGGCTTGCCTCTGCTCCACCGTCGCACCAGTAATTCCCCAGTGCCGAACTGTGCTCTTCGCTTCTCCGTCAAACGCGCTGCGAAGTGCATGAAGCACAACTTGTCTCTGATGGAGTAGATACGATTTCGGAGATGCCCCTGCTGTAGTTTCTTGGGACACTTCGAACACAGTGGACGCTCGGTGCCTGGCTTCTTATTGAGGATGGCTTCGTCAAACGGCATTGCCGAATAGCCCACTGTCGAGGGTAGCTTCCAGATCTTCAGGAGTCCCCATGCCATGCATCTTCACGACAGGGTATGCGCCCACCTTGGCTGCGTCGAGGATCATGTAGAAGTAGATCGGCGCGAGGTAGTATTCTCCGTTGACCGTATCGAGCGCCTTGATCATGTCATGGATGGCCTTCTTCAGGACCGTCGCGCTGGCGAAGTAATACACGCCACAGGTGGCATCCTGACTGATGGGAATCTTCTCGGCAATGCTGGTGACGAGACCGTCAGCGTCGATGGCAACATAGCTCCACTTGGGTCCAGAAGCTCTGAACGTAGCAATCATCCCGTCAAAGCCGTAGTTCCTCGCGTAGTCGATGAAGTGGTCGGCCTCCCAATCGAGGATCTGGTCGCTATTGGCAACGATGATCTCTCCTTTGATGTCAGCCAACTCGACAGCGCGTTCAACGGTGATCGCAGCACCAGCCGTCACTTCTGGAATCGAAACGACGAAGATCTTGGAGGCTATGTCTGGATGGACGAGCATGTCTTTCTGTTCCATGAGCCTGCCAAGGTGTTCTTTGCGCACCACAAGCACGAAACGATCCGTGCTGATCGGCATGTTGTGCACGACCCGAAGCCACATCGGCTCACCCTCGACAGGGATGAACGGCTTGGGATCGGCGTATCCAGCGCTGGCAAATCGCGTGCCCATGCCAGCCATGGGAATGATTACGGTCAACATCTCACGAGCCTTCTGTTAGAGCCTGTCGAGAACTTCTTCGAATCGCGCACGGGTCAGCCCTTCGTATCCGAACAGCACTGTGGGAACTCCAGCGCTTGTGGCCGACATGAATCCGTTCTGATTGTCCTCCACTGCCAAGCATTCCATCTTGGTCAGACTGAGTGGGTCGAGATGTGTCTGTGCCGCAGAGAAAGCTAGCTCGTATGGATCTGGAGCAGGCTTTGGCTGCTTCACGTCCTCGTTGGATACGGTGAAGCCGATGTATGGTGCCAGTTGCGCCAGTTCCAGAAAGAGATCCACAGTCACGCGAATCGCATTGGAGACACACCCGAGCACGAGACCTTGGTGCACCAATCCATGCAGCAGCGCGACCTTCTCCTCGTCTGCTTCAATCTTCTGGTGCGCCATGGTGACTGTGTGCTCTTGCTTCCTCTCGTAGACATCTTCTATGGCACCAGCAGGTAGATGCCCTTGCTGCACCAGCTTGGCCAACTTCTGGCGAGTGGACAAGCCGTCAAATGTGGTGATGTGGTCCTCGTAGGAGATCTCGACACCAGCAACCTGCATGAGGGCTGTGTTGAGACAGGCGTAGTGCCAGTCGCACGCAGGGACGAGGATTCCATCCAGATCGAACAGGATCACTTTAGGACGCATGGTATTCAACTCCATCTTGAAAGCCGTAGGCTGTCTTGGAAATCGTCAACTGCGATGCCAATGATCCGAACTTCTCGTACTCGTCACCAAGGCACTGTTCCGAGCAGAGAGGGCTGGTAACATCAATGAAGGAAAAGCATCCCTCTTTCACCATATCATCTGGAACGATGAAGAACTGAGGCATGAAGTCGCAGATATTGAGCGACTGCATCCTGCCACCATGATTGCCAGCCCGAATGTCATCGGCTGTTTTGTCGGCGCTGTGGAATTCTTGTCCCACTGCCTTGGAACAACCAACACCGGATTCATGGTGTTCCATAATGTCGATGATCTTCAGGATGCCGACAATATGGTGCAACAGCGTGTCACCTGTGATGGCTACCCAGTAGTCCACATCTGGAAGCCCCTTGGCCCATCGGAAGAGCGCAGAATAATTCCGAGCGAGCGAACGAGCAGGGACCTCCAGAGGGTCACACATGGTAGCCATGTTCGGCATGGATATGGTGGCTATTTGATGCTCATCTCGCATTGCCTGTCCGAACATGTCAGGCTCGGTGTTTACAGACCTGACGACGCACACGTACTTGAATAGATGGTTGACCTTTTCCAGAGTCTTCCGAACCGTGTCGCGCTCGTCATACATCGTAATTAGCAGGCCGAGAGTCATGCTGGACACTCCTGTGCCTTTCGACAGTTGGTGCACACAAAGGTGATTTTGGTATTCTCTCTCTGGACAAACTTTGGTCCCCAGTCACTCATGCTGTGACTCTGTATGTGGGCAGCGCTCCTTGTCATGTGGATTGCTTGGCAGTTTCACCACGACAGCAGTGACGTTGGTGATCGCCCTGAACGATGTGTATTCACCAGCGTCCAGTTCGACAATCTCTCCTTCGCAAGCCAGATGACTCCATCCATGGCCCGAGAAGTGAGCAACGCCAGAGACGATCACCGTCAGTTCTTTCGTCTTGCGATGCATGTGACAATCCTCATGCTCGCCAGCCTCATAGCTCATGAGCGCCACTTCTGCCTGCTTGGTCCGAATCACAGCAGGGTCGAAGTCTCCGACGAACCACCCACGTGTCATCGCACTGATTCTGGATATCTTCATGGCATATATCTTCCTGTTCCATTGCACCTAGACAGAATTCTTGATCTCCACGAGAAGCTTGGCCACCACGTCGAGCTTGGCATCCAATTCATCGATACGTCGCTCGACTGTAGTCTTCAAAGAGTCACGATAGAACATCATGTCGGCGAGGTTTCGTTCCTCGCCGTGACAGGTAGCACAGTGGATGGACAGCGCACCGTTCTCATATCCAGTTCCGTTGCACACATCGCAATTCTCCGTGCGTGCAACCTGTGCGGCAGCATCGTCAAGTCTCGCCATTATTTCTTCACCATACTCTCGATCAATGGAGCGACATTTTTCATCGCACGTTCTCCGAAGAGGAAGCCAAGGACCAGAAGGTTCACGATCCAAAAGGCGCTCTCGGTCTGTGAGCCTGCCACCAGCACGTACGAGCCCGAGAAGACCTTGATGTCCAAGAACATCACCCCGAAGCCCCATACGGGGCGCTGTAGGCCCCTGAGGAAGATCACAACGCTTCCGATCCACCCGAACTGCAACAGGTCGTTCGCCGTGCCTTCCATGGCCTTGATTCGGCCATTGAACTCTGCCTCAGCATCGTTGATTGCCTGTTGCATCTGGAGCGCATGCTGGTGCTCGATCTCAGCGATCTTCATTTGCATCTCAGCCTTGTCGGCTGGAGAAGGAAGATAGTCTTTGACCACATCGACGATCTGTCCACCGATGCCTCCGGTTGCCAGATCAGTTAAGGTTTTGAGTATGCCGAGTCCCATTGTGTTTCTCCTTGCCAGACGGCATGGTGTTTTGAAGTATGTAGTTGTACACGAAATATGTCCCACAAAAGAATCCGATCAGCATCGGTAGGATCATATTCTTTTGCCAGTCATCGACAAAATACAGAGCGATGGCAACAACGATGACAACCAGCAACAATGCGCCCCTGCGTGCATTCCTCAGCCTCAGGAGATTCGCATCGGTCGCCATCAGCGTAAATCGTTCGTCACTCATCCTTGCCCCTTTCCTCTGGATTCTCCTCGCACGAGATGGTAGCTGACTGCCTTGGGTACCATGTATCCACGGTGGCCGTCGTCGTAGAGAGCGTCCATGTAGCTCACGTCGCCTGTGATGCCCTCTGGTGACATCGGAACCATCGGCCCATGCTTCTCCCATAGAGCCTTCGTTTGGAGCCACGTGACGCCATCATTGCGAAGCTGCAAGCCCCTCGTCGGATGTCGATAGTGCAGGCCCCCTTCGCGTTCGTCCAGAACATAGGTGTGGGCGTAGCGTTGCTGGAGGTCCCGACAGTAGACGTCAAACCGGCGACGATCAAACGTGTCTACTGTGTCACCGAAGTTCATCGTCGGATGGCGCGACCTGATGGCCCTATTGGACTCCACGGTCCATGTGTGGTAGATGTGCTCAGGTCCCTTCTTCTCAGCAGCGTCCACGAGGTGCTTCAGCCAGTCTTGAGCGAAGAACTGATCGGAGCCCAATCGGACCACCCACTCAGTCTGCGATTTTTCGTAGCCGAGATTGAAGCACTCGTAGAGATTGTTGAGAAAGCGCTCTGTCTTGTCTGGATACTTGCGCTCTGTCCATTCCTTATGGATGACATATCGGATGCCCTCAGACTCGCACCACTCAATGATGTGTTTCTTCTTGCCAGCAATAATCACCAGCCAGTCATGATCGACCCCGGCCCTGAGTCGCGCATTGCTGATGCACCATTGCAGAAGCTCCAGATCGTCTACGATGATGGTGTAGCATGTGACCTTCATAGCTTCACCCCCGTGTATTTTTCCAATTCTTCTGGAGTCCCCATGGGAAAGAGTGAATCGACATACCAGTATCCCACTCGGTATCCAGTCTCAATCATTCTTTGCTGGATCGATTCCACGTGGAACTCGCCAAGCTCGCCAACGCGATCTTCTTCGGTGAGCATATGCAGTGCTTCCACGTAGCCCCTGAACGTTCTGAAGTAGTAAACGCCACAGAGCGCATTGGGAAAGTCAAGGCTGGACTTCTTGACGAATAACTTCCTGACCAATCCCTCTTCACCGTTGTCAGTCACAGCAAACCCATAATCCACGGGGCGCTCAGGGATAGGAATCCCCGAGGTGCTCCAGATAGGAAGCGCTGCGTCCATGTCTTCAGCCCTGACGACCTTCAGGAACGTCTCGCCTCTCCAGACGAGATGTTGATCGCTGTGGCATATCAACACTTCACCGTCAGGATCAATGAACTCTTTTGCCAGCAGAAGAGAATGACATATGCCCTGAGGTTCATCTTCAGGAACGACAACACATTCTGGAAATCGATGCGTGCTGCTGCCCTTGTCTTCAACCATCTTCCTGTATTCGTCAACCACGCGATCCCTGCCGAGCGCACCGACAATGAAGACCACACGGTCAACCATGTGGTATGGCATCGACCGGAATGACTCCAAGAACATGGGCAGACCATACACGTCGATAAGAGGCTTGGCAGTGTCGGTTGCCTCGGAGAATCTGGACCCTCTGCCACCCATGGGCATTACCAGCGTGAGCATTGTGAAGCCTCCAAGATTTCAATATGGCCATCAAGGATGTCGTGGTAGCTCTCTGTCACTCTGGAGAACAACTCCCGACCACGAAGAACTTCACCTACGGGCCAGTAGCGTAGCTCCTGTCCTTCAGGTGGGTTCGACAGCGAGACATGGTGTCTCCATGATGCGCGATCATCTGGAGG